TGTTGGCTCTGGATTTTTAGTTCCAGAAGAAAGGGCTTACGTCTTAAGACCTAAGCCCTAACTTCTGTATCTAATTTATTCTTCGCCTTCTTCTGTTTCTTCTTCTTCAACATAGATTGCTTCAATAGATAGGTCAGTATCTAAGTCGTCAATCTCTGAGTGTTGGTGGTAATCTTGCCAGTTGTACTCGGCGTACTCTTCTAACTTTGCCTTCACTGCGTCTTCGTCTTGATTAATCAAATCTTCAACATCGCAACCCATTAGGTCGGCTAGTTCTGATTCATCAAGGCTTACCGTAATTGAAACGGTAACGGTGACTTCTCCTAGTGCCTGAACGTAGTCTAGTTCTTTTTCTTTGGTGTCCATTTTGTCTCCTCTCCTTTGGCTAACCTTTAGCCTCAGGGTCAGGGCTTATGCCTTAAGACATAAACCCTGCCTCCGATTCTAAATTTTTGCTTTGAGTGATTCCTCTTTTTCTCTAATTGCTTTTTCGAATCTGAATATATCGAATCTAGGATTATCTAGTAATGCTTGTTCTTCGAACAGGCGTACGGTTTCCCAAATTGCCTGCTCTCCTGCTCCTAGATTATTTACTAACGCTTTGCCAAATATGTCGGCAATTAGTTGGTAATCTTTTCTGCTCATTTCGTCTCCTTGTCTCTTCCTGAGATTAGCCTCAGGGTGAGGCTCTTAAGTCTTAAGACCTAAGAACCTCCCTCCGATTCTATTCTGCGCTTTCCTCTGCTATAAATTCGCTGTCACAATTCTGACAGATTGGACGGCAAATGTCCAGAACCTTTTGAGATAATCTAATTATCTCGCCACATTCGCAGATTGCCTTGATGCCATTCTTATTTCTTGATTTCTTTTGACCCTTTTCTATTTGCAAGGCTGTCACATCTAAAGCCTTGGCAATCTTCTCGATTTCTTTCTTCCATCTTTTAAGGGCGTGTTCTGGCATTGATGTCTTGGATAGTCCGATGCCTTTCTTCTCGCTCTTTTCTATCTTAAGACTGAAGATTTCCTGCGCTGTATTTTGAAATTTCTTGTTGTGGTATCCGTCTCCTGTCACGTCTTGGATTTCATTCTTGAAATTATAGGCGTGTGCTAATTCGTGGAGAAGAGTTCCCATCGTGTCCACGGCTCCACGGCTTAATGATTCTGCAGATAGGAAAATCTCATTAGCCAATTTCTCGCCTTTTTTCCACGGTGTGAAATGTGTGAAATGACCGTGGATTTTTCCCTTTTCTTCGCGAGCCAATGAGACCACGATTTCTGGAAATTCGATTCCGATTTCTTGGATTACTGAGTTCTTTACATCTTCAAGAACTGAAAGCAATCCTGAGAGTTCTTGTGTTTTTGCCTTGTTCATTCTGTCTCCTTGTGTCTTAAGTAAGAACTATTTCTTACCTAATAAATCAACGGTACCAGATGCCAATCGTGAGGAGTCAAGGGACAAAAAGGACATTTTTAAACTTTTTTTGTGACCTTCGTCACACAGACAAATCGGACAAATTGGACATCTGTGAGGGATTGTGGGGAATCTATAAACCCTAAACCTCAGGTCGAGAGTTGCCTGAGGGGTAATCGTGTGCCTCATCTTTTAAGTCTTAAGTCTTATCTATTGACTAATGAATCTATTTATGATATAAGACTAGACGAGGGGAGGGGAGGGATAGAAACAACAAGGGGGAGATAGTTCTCTCTCCAATAATTCTATAAATACATTAGAGCCGACAACTACTACAAAATTACTACTAGAATCCATAAACTACACTACAAAAACACTACCCCCCATTGTTAACTATTTGTGCGACCTGTTGCGTAGCAGTCCCTTCTAAAATTTTTCTAGGTTATTACACCCCTTCTGACCTGCAGAAATACAATCTACAAAAAAAACTTTTAAAAACACCGTTACCAAACCCCTCGGTAACGGATTATATATAGTAGAGGACAAAATAATTTTATAATACTGTTGCCTTAACCCATCGGCAACAGGGTAGTATTTACGCAAGTCATCTTTGTTGATGACTTGCTTTAATATAATATAATATTATATATAATATACTATCCCTGGCGTAAAAGGACAAATTCTAATGGCAGCAAAAGCAGGGTTATCTCACCACCTTAAGGCTGAGTCGGCAAAGAAAAAAGAGGACTACCTTAAGGGTATAGCCTCAGGGATGACTAACGATGCCGCCTCTAAGTTGGCGGGCATCAAACCTGACACTGTCAAATACTGGCTTAAGTCTGATAAGGCTTTCCGTGAGAACCTTGACAACGCTAGAACTGATAGGGACAACGTTCGGGCTAAAACCAAGGACGCAGACAAGAACAACATAGGCTTTGAAGCCTTCTCTGAAGAATACCTAGAGATGAAGGTTTTCCCCCACCAGCGCAATTTCATATCCCTTCTGGAAAAGGGTGAGCCTGAGTGGATTCATCCAGCGATGACTTATGAGCCTTCTACAAAAAATCGCGTTTTAATAAACATACCACCTGAGCACGCTAAGTCTACCACAATTACGGTTAACTACTCAACCTATAGAATTGCCCTAGACCCTAACGTTCGTATCATTATCGTTTCTAAGACTTTAGCAAAAGCACGCGAATTCGTGTATGCCATCAAGCAACGCCTTAGCCATCCACGCTGGCAAAAGATGCAGCAAATGTATGGACCTGAAGGCGGATGGAAAGAAGACTCTGAAACCTGGCGAACCGACACGGTTTACCTAGGTACTGAAACTAGAGACTCTGGCGAAAAAGACCCAACCCTTCAAGCCCTTGGTATGGGTGGACAAATCTACGGTGCTCGCGCCGACTTGATTATCCTTGATGACGTTATAACTGGTGCTAATGCCCACGAGTGGGAAAAGCAAATCAACTGGTTACAAAAAGAAGTTATAACTCGTCTTGGTAAAAATGGAAAACTTTTAGTTGTAGGGACACGAATAGGTTCTATTGACCTATACCGAGAACTTCGCAACCCTGAGCACTGGTCTGGAAATAAAACTCCATTCACATATCTGGCTATGCCAGCAGTACTAGAGTTCAACGAAGACCCAGAGAAGTGGGTAACGCTATGGGCGAGGTCTGATAGACCTTGGGATGGCGATGAGGACACGACACCTGACGTAGATGGATTTTACCCTAAATGGGATGGTCCTACGTTATTCCAAAGACGCTCCGAAGTTACCCCTTCTACTTGGGCTATGGTTTATCAGCAACAAGATGTTGAAGATGATTCAATCTTCTCACCGTTGTGTGTACAAAATTCTATCCAAGGTATGCGTAAAATTGGCGTATTACATTTTGGCGCACCAGGTTATCCTAAAGACCCTGGTAACTATCGCGTAGTTATGGGTATTGACCCTGCTATGTCTGGAGCAACTGCAGCAGTAATGGTGGCTGTAGATGTTGATAACAAGAAAAGATATGTTCTTGATGTCTGCAATATGACAGACCCAACCCCAGAAAAAATCAAAAACTTAATTCAAGAGTGGGCAATTAAGTATCAACCTAACGTAGTAGTAGCGGAGAAAAATGCCTTCCAACTCTTCCTCACCAAAGACGAGGGAATACGTGACTTTCTGTCTTCACGCGGAATCGTATTCCGTGAGCATTTCACTGGCAACAACAAATGGGACGTTGATTTCGGTGTTGCGTCTTTGGCTCCACTCTTTGGCACGACTACAAACGAAAAATTCGTAAAGAACTCAAATATGATTGAACTGCCTTCAACTGAAAAGTCTGAAGGTGTTAAGGCTTTAGTAACCCAGTTAATAACCTGGAAACCTGATGCTCGTAAACGTCAACCTACTGACTGTGTTATGGCTTTATGGTTTACAGAGATTGTTATTCGTGAGTGGTTAGAACGAGGAAACCATCTTACCCAGTTTACTAATAGTAGATGGCACTCCAGAAGACAACTTAACGCAAGATATGTAATTGATTTAGATGAGGCATTTGCCGAACAACAAGCAGAAGTATTTTACCAATAAGGAAATTAGTGGCTCTTAATATAACTCAAATAGCAACAAAGGTAGAAGCGCTTAAACGCCGCAACGCTGCACGCGATGCTCGTATGGGTGACGTTCTAGAAGTACGCAGGGGAAACCTTGTTAACGTATTTCCAGAAATGTTTCCTGAAGGTGCAACCAAGGCTATGATTGCAAACTTCGTAGACGTGGCAGCAAGAGACGTTTCCGAAGTATTAGCACCACTACCTTCTTTTAACTGTACAACAACTAACACTAATTCTGACCGTGCTAAAAAATCAGCAGATACCAGAACCCTTATTGTTAACAACTATGTTCAACACTCACGTTTACAAACTCAAATGTACACAGGTGCTGATTGGTACGGTACCTATGGTTTCTTACCTATTGTTATTGAAGCAGACTTTGAAAACAATCTTCCACGTATACGTGTAGAGAATCCACTTGGTTCATACCCTGAATTTGATAGATACGGTAAAGTTGTTTCATTTACTAAACGTTATGTTAAAACTATTGCTGAACTTATTACAGAGTTTCCAGAATTTGAAAGAGAAATCCTTAACGGATACAGAATGGATGAAGTTGACCTTTATTCTGAATTAGAAATGATTCGTTATGAAGATAAGAACGTTATCCTATTATACTTACCTAATAGAGGTAATTTAGTTTTAACCAGTACTGATAACCCAATGGGTGAAGTAATGGTTCGCGTTGCTATGCGCCCAGGAATTGACAATGAACCAAGAGGTCAATTTGATGATGTTCTTTGGGTTCAAATAGCACGCGCCAGATTTGCACAGTTAGCGATGGATGCAGCAGAGAAATCTATTAATGCTCCATTAGCAGTTCCGAATGACGTACAAGAATTCGCCTTTGGTCCAGACGCTGTGTTGAGAACTGCTCAACCGCAGAACATTCGCCGTGTAGGCTTAGAGGTTCCACCTGCTGCGTTTACTGAAGCAGAATTATTACAAAGAGAAATGCGCCTTGGC